AACCGACGGGTCGGGGGTGCTGACCTGGGCTACCGCGACCACCGCAACCCCGGACCTGGCGGCGGTGACGGCGGCGGGAGGGAGCACTTCGACCGCGTTGACGCTCTCCGGCGGGGTTTCGCTTTCGACTACGCCGAGCGCGAGTAACGTTGTGAATGGGACGTTTGCAGCGGACTCAGATTGGACCAAGGGTACTGGATGGGCGATCGGCTCAGGGGTAGCCACCAAGACCGCCGGCTCTGCATCCACTCTCGCGCAGACCGTCTCGACCATCACAGCCGGGACGTGGTACCTCCTCACGTACGACGTGCCGACGCTCACGGCCTCGACGATTATCCCGAGCGGTGGAGGGTGGACGGGGTCAACGATCTCCGCTGCCGGGACTGGCTTCGTTGAGACGTTCTACGCGACCACGACTGGCGCACTGACGTTCACCTCGACGGCGACCACCGCGGGGACTCTTGACAACGTGCTCCTGCAACCGCTGGCCGGAAGGACGACGGTTGAGTACTCTCCGCTGACTGCGGTGAATACTCCACTCACGGTGACGCGGACCCTTTCGTCTGCACAGACCAACCAGACAGCGCTTCACCTCGGCTACACAACCAACAAGGCCGGTGGCAACGATACCGGTTTGCTCATCGACTGGTACGACCAGGCGTCGCCTGGGACCAGCAACGGCATCGACTTCCGGAACAACGGCACATCGAAGTTCAGCGTCAATTCCGCGGGAACGGTGACGGGTTACTCCTGGAGCGGCTCCGGCACGGTAACCACGACCTCGGTCGGCAAGTACGGGGGCGGCAGTGGCTTCGGCATCGCCCTCAATGCCGCCACGAGCGCGACGAATCCGCTGGTCACGTTGGGGACGTCCTCCACCGCCTGGACGCACTCCAGCGGAACCGGCAATGAGCTGCTGATCACCTACGCGTTGAATGAGACGGGGACGGCGGGCTTCACTGGGCTCCGAGTGAGTGCGACTAACACCGCGAAGGGATCGGGTACCCACTACCTCCTGGATGGGTATGTAGGAGGCGTAGAGCGGTGGCACGTCGGGGATGACGGCTCGATGATCGTCAAGTCAGCGAGTGGTGGTTCGTGGGAGATGGGACAAACCGAGGAGACCATCACCCTCGCTACTGATGCCGCGTACACTGACTCCACCGCTAACATGCTCCCTGCCAACGCTATCATTTACGGAGTTGGATGCGTGGTAGTCACAGAGATCACTACAGCGGCCAACTGGAGCGCGGGTGATGCGACTACGGCGGCACGCTTCTTTGCCGCCCAAACGACGCTCACGCAGGGCTTCCAGGTACTCGGGCTTGCGCATCACCAGGGAGGGATTAGCACGGATGCAACTGGGCCAGTGCAAACTGCGGCTGCCAAGCTCAGGATTACGTTGAACACTACCCCTGGAGCTGGTGTTGTGAAGTGCGTCACCAACTGGGGGCGGTTTGCGGCCCCCTCTCTTTGACGAGTCCATCCTAGCGGTGGGCGACAGCAAGACCGTGTGGATGACGACACCGTACACCAACTGGTGGCCGGCGTTGTTGGAGACGCTCATGGACGCGGTGCCAGGCTACCGGTGGTGGGAGTGGGACGCGATAGTGCAGCCGTCTGATACCTACGCGATGGCGACCTCGGGCTTCACGGCGGGGGACATGCTTGCGGTGATCGATGCGCGGTTGGCAGCGTATCCATCGTACACATTCCCGCCAACGAGGATCTTCGTCAACTTCGGCGCGAACGACTGCAAGAGCGCAGGCGCCATCGCGGCCTATGAGGCGAACATGGAGAGCCTCGTGGACAAGCTCCACGCGAAGTGGCCGAACGCGCTCATCTACCTCACGCGGGCGTGGCGGCGAGGGTACGACATGTCGATCTTCGACGGCTTCGACACGAACATCGACAACATCATCGCGGACGGTCGGACGGCCTACTGCTTCCTCGGGGATGACGAGCGCGTTTGGTTGGAGAACGGGGACGACGGCGCGACCTACACGACGGACGGCGTCCACTACACCCTCGGAGCACGACCAGTGAAAGCGGCGGCGCTCAAGGCGGCGATGGGGTTCTGACCATGCTCTCCTGGGCTCTCGCCATCGCGTTCGCGTCTGCTGGGGCTGGCTTCCAGGCCGGCCCAGAGGCGCGGGTCTCGGTGGAGGCGCCCAGGCTCAGGCTGGAGGCGTTCGGCGCGTACCAACACAAGTGGGGCGCGGTCGGCGGCTACCGCTGGGGCGCTCGTGCTCTCGTCACGACGCCGGACGCCTGGTACGTGGGGGCCGGCGCCGAGGCCCGTGGCTACCTCACGACCTGGCCGAACGAGCGCTACTGGCAGAAGGTCGGCGTCTCCCCGACGGCTGAGGCCGGCTGGCGCGACCCCAGGGGGCGGGTGAGCGTCCGGGTGGCGGGGCCGAGCAGCTCGCCCAACCACACGTGGGTACTCACCGGCTACCTGGAGGCGCGGCTCGGTGGCGGCCTCTCGGGGTGGGCTGAGCTGAGCGGGATGAGATACTTGCAGGGCGGTCAGTGGGAGCACGACACCTACAGCTCCCTCGGACTCGCGTGGAGGTGGTGATGGGCTCACGATCCCTCGACGACCTCGATCCAGCACTCCGGACCCTCGCTCGGCAGCACATCGAGCTGTGCGAGGCCTCCGGGTTGCGTCTGCTCGTCTACTGCACGTGGCGATCCGAGCTGGAGCAAGCCGCACTCTACGCCCAGGGGAGGCTCCCGCTGGAAGCGGTCAACGCCATGCGGGCCGAGGCGGGGCTCCAGGCCATCGACGCGGTGGAGAACCGCCGGCAGGTCACGCGCATCCGCCGCCGGAGCAACCACACCCTCACCGATGAGCAGGGCGTGGCGGCGGCCAGGGCGTACGACGCCGTGCCTCTCGACGATGCCGGGCATCCGGACTGGCGGACGTGGGTCAACTGCCGGGAAGCGACGCTCACGCTCACCCCGCGGTGGCAGATCGTGGTGGACGCCGGGGAGCGTCTCGGGCTCGTCTGGGGCGGGCGGTGGGAGCAGCGGGACGCCTGCCACTGGGAGATGAGGGGGACGGTATGAAGGCGCCTTTCCCGTGGTTCGGCGGCAAGGCGCGTGCGGCCGACCTCATCTGGTCCCGCTTCGGCGATGTGGAGAACTACATCGAGCCGTTTGCGGGTTCACTGGCGGTGCTCCTGGCGCGTCCACACTGGCCGTTTGTCGGGCCGGCGCGGACGGAGACGGTCAACGACATCGACGCCTACGTGGTCAACTTCTGGCGCGCTTTGGAGGCGGACCCGGAAGCGGTCACCGCCTACGCTGACAACCCGGTCAACGAGTGCGACCTCCATGCGCGGCATGCGTGGCTGCATCGGCAGGCAGAGCGGGTCGAGGCGCTTAAGGTTGACCCGGACTGGTACGACGCGCGGATCGCCGGCTACTGGGCGTGGGGTCTGTCGTCGTGGATCGGCGACAACTTCTGCCGTCCCTCACGGCAGGATTCGCTCCCGCACCTCGGGGACCCGGGAAAGGGCGTGAACCGGAAGCTCCCGCACCTCGGGAACCCGGGAAAGGGCGTGAACCGGAAGCTCCCGCACCTCGGGGACCCGGGAAAGGGCGCTGCCGTGCCGGGTGGGTGCGATGACCGACGGCAACGCTTGCTCGCCTACTTTCTCCAGCTCGCGGACCGACTGCGCGGCGTGCGGGTGTGCTGCGGTGACTGGATGCGGGTGCTCACGCCGTCAGTGACCTTTCGGCATGGGGTGACGGGCATTCTGCTTGATCCGCCGTACGACGTGGGCGGGACGGAGTACGGGGAGAGTGCAGCCGGGATCTCATCGGCCGTCCGAGCGTGGGCCATCGAGAACGGGGGCAACCCGTTGCTCCGGATTGCACTCTGCGGCTACGCGGATGAAGGTCACGCCGAGGCGATGCCCGAGGGGTGGATGGTCGAAGCATGGAAGGCGGGCGGGGGGTACAACAACCTCTCGTCAGGAGTCAACCGTACGCGGGAGCGGATCTGGTTCAGTCCCGCATGCAGGCGGACTGGACTATTCGAGGTGGTGGCATGAGCACCGACAGGCTGGTCGTGCGGACGGCGGAGCAAATCCGGCAGGCGACGGATGCGGCGCTTCGGCTCGCGGCGCGGCTGAGGTGGTCGCCAGCGAGTGAGGCGCAGGTGGGCGGCGACCCGGACACTCGGGCGGCCATCCGGGTGCTCCGGGCGACTGGGCATGATCCCGTGCGGCGATGCCTCGGCGTGGTCGCCGTGCTGCTCGCGGCCTCGGCGGCAGCTCAGCCTACGCCTCAGCCAACACCAGATCCGGCGCTCGGAGGGTGCTGCTGGAGCACGGACCAGTCGTGGCACTACATCAGGTGGGACGGCTGCAACCAGGGCGAGAGGCAGGGGCCGTGCCCTGGGGAGGTGCTGCCGACCCCGACGCCGGGGGTGGCGCCGACGCCCACGAGCCCGCCGGGACCGACGGCAACTCCTACCCTTCCCGCGCCCTCTCCGACGCCTACACAGCCTCCTGACGCCACGCCGAGTGGTTGTGGCCCCGCGACGTTGGTGGTGCGCTGGGACAACCTGAGCCCTCAGCCGACCGGGGTGAGCTTCGAGGCCACGGGTGGCTGCTCGGGCGGAGAGATCCTCGTCCTGCCGGCGGGGGATCGCATCCCGGTGGGGCCGAGGGGGAGCCGCTCGATGACCCTCATCAAGCCGTACGGCACTATGGTCGGTGCGGGGCTGGCTATGTTAAGGGTTCGGGCCATCTCGCTCAACAACGGCCACGAGCAGTGGCAGGATCTCCCTGTCGTGCTCGTGTGGCCATGTGCGGGAGGTGGAGTGTGAGCGAGGTAAACCCTAACGTCCAGCCATTGAACCTCCCGCCGCTGCTGAGTACGTGGAGGACTCCAGCGGCGATCCCGCAACCTTCTCCGACTGGTGAAGGGCGGGATGTGACGGCGCAGGTGATCGAGGACATTCGCGCTCGGAGCGAGATGGGGCGGCGCAAGTACGGGACCGTCCTTCGCACCGACAACGGGCGGGATGCGCTGATGGATGCGTACCAGGAAGCACTCGACCTCTGTTGCTATCTCAAGCAGGCGATCATGGAGCGGAACGAGGCCCTGGATGGGCCAGAAAGGGGACGATGATGCGGAAATTTCTCGTTGTGGTGGCGGTGGTGGCGCTTTTGGCGGTGGTTCCAATGCCGACGGGGGCGCAGGAGGTCCCGTGCTGCAAGAATGCAGCGACTGGACAGATCGTGAAGCAGCTCCTTCCGACGTGTGAGGAGTTGGGTCCGGGGTGGGTGCCGTTCGAGGGGCCGTGCGACGGCGATTCGACGCCCGGCTGGTGGGATGCCATCCTCGCATGGGCGGATGGCAAGGTGATCTACAGTCCGGACGGGCCGCAACTCGCGAAGATCCTCGCTATTCTAGCCAGCTTCGTCGCCATCGTGCAGGCCATCAAGAAGTTCATCGAGGGAAGCGGGAAGTGGCAATGGTTGCTGAAGCTCATCCCCGGGTGGGCGAAGATCGCCGCCGCGCTGACCTCGACGTGGGTGCCGATGGTCCTCAACGCCCTCGTCACGGGCGGCGTGATGCTCACGGCGGCATTTCAGACGCCGGGGCTCACCGCCGGCGAGGTGCTTCGAATCATCCTCGCCATCGTGGGGACTGATCTCCTCTACCGGCTGATCCGCGACTGGCTGCCGCTCTTCGGCAAGGGCGCGGCCACCAAGTGACCCCCCTCGACAATCCGTACCGCCCGTGGGAGCCGCCGACACTCCCCACGCCTCAGCCGCACGGTCTCGCTGGCTGGGTCGCCCTCCTACGCCGAATCTGGAAGGCTTGGCGCAAGAAGTAGTTCAACATCAACGAGCGAGTGAGCTACCCCCGGGTAGCTCATTTTGCATCACTCGAAAGTGGGATAGACAAGGTTGACGGCAGGGTTTATCTTGGTCCTGGAGGTTGCGATGAACGACTTGCCGCTCTGGTTCCTTCTGGTCTTCTATGTGGTCGTGGCACTCTGGGCGGTCGGGTTCTTCCTGGTCGCCCGCCGGGACCGCTCCTGATGTCTCGGGCCGAGCTGGCCGGCAGGGTCCCGTGTGACCCCCTCTCCTCCCTGGCGCCCGCCCGGGGATGCCAGCAGCGGGCTACTCTACAACTTACGGGCGCTGCGGCGTGGAAGGACACGCGAACCGAGAGTGAGGGGTCCAGTCCGGTGCTAGGTGATACGGTGCGGACTGAACCCGCCCCAGATGAGTATGGTAGGACGGGCGGGCTGGACATAACACGCGGCGTCGCATACACGCCGACCTCACTTGGAGCCGGGGCAGAGCCGGCCAGCGCCAACTCTTTCACTAGCGGGAGCAGCCGGGCAGGCACCCGGTGCTGGGTTCCACCCCAGACGATTGGCGTCCGGACCAATCTAGAGTGGTTCAAGTCCACTTCCCGCTGCCACGCAGATGCGACACCTGCCGAGCACATCTACGGCCTTACGGAAGGACCCATCTATGCCAGACTGATCCCTGGAAACGGATGGCGCGTCTCCTCTGGCCCAGGTATGGTGTGCGGGAGTGGTGTGACAGCCGGGAGAGACCGGCATCTACTCGACAGCTTGGGCGCTGCGGCGTGGCGAGATGACACGCGGCCTCAACGGCAGGGGAGCACCGGGCGACGGCCTGGAAGCGGAGGCAACCCCCCACAAGACCGGGCGGCTGAAAATCGCGCAGGTATCCGTCAAATGGCCATGGAAGACCGCGTCAGTGGCCAGCCCTCCTCCAGGGTGCGGAAATGGCCAGCCGGGGCAGGACCGGCCAGCGCCCATTCTTTCACGGGAGCCCACAACCGGCGTGGGCAACAATCAGTCCCGCCAGGACGGGCTACGAACGATCGCAAGACGATCTTCAGGTGCCACTTGACTATTCAGCTCCCCGTCCTGGCGGGGAGCACCAAAAAGGTGGCCCCCGAAGGGGCCAAGGAGGTGAAGACATGCACTGGATCAAGGAGAAGGTACATCGCTGGTGGGCATCTGTCAAGGCGTGGTGGCTCCACGCCACCGGACAGTGCCCGGTGACCACCCTCGTCAAGTGCCCCAGGTGTCACCAGTTCGTTCTCGGGGACGACTGGGTGTACCTCGACGGCGAGATGTGGCACCACAAGTGTCTGAATTGGAGGGACAGTGGGGACTAACCACTACCTCCACCGAAACGTCTGCCCCTACTGCCAGAGGGGCACTGACCAGATCCACATCGGCAAGGACTCGGCGGGATGGTGCTACGGGTTGCACGTCTACCCCAATGGGCTCCCAGATCAGGAGAACCGCAAGATCACCTGCCTCGATGATTGGGAAGCGTACCTCTACCAGCGCGTAGCCGAGGGTGATGTCCTGCGTGACGAGTATCACCAGGACATGACGGTTGCCGACTGGGTGGACCTCGTGGTCAACCGCAAGTGGGATCGGCCGCTCGATGACGTGCAGTCCGGTCGCTACACCTACAAGGTCGGCCCGAACGGCTGCCTCAGGCACCCGGTCGATGGCACGTTCTGCATCGGCCACGGGGACGGTCCCTGGGACTACCTGGTGGGGACGTTCAGCTAGGAGGAGACATGGATGAATTGATCGACATCACCGTCACCCTGAAGACTTCTGCTGTACGGTTGGCAGTGGCTCGCGCCTGGGAAGAAATCATGGAGCCGCCACAGGGCTACAGCAACAAGGTCCCCGAGGGCTACGCTGCCATCAAGGAGCAAGTGGCCCGGCACTGCCTCAGGATCGACGCCACCGAGATGATCCAGAAGCTCGCCAAGGAGAAGCTTCAGACGATTGTGGCCGAGGTGGTGGACAAGGTGCTCCGAGATGCCATCGTGAAACAGGCGAAGCTCCTCCGCGACTCGGGGAGGCTCTTCGAGGCGGATCATGGTTGAGATCAAGATCACCCGAGAGTTCGCTCTGGAGGTCTCCTGCGCGAGGTGTCACACGCCCCTTGTCTGCGAGTGGGAGGACGTAAACAACCGACTCCTCGTCTCCGCATGTGACCGGTGCGACAAAGACAGCTACATGGTCGGCTTCTCCGACGGCAAGTTCGAGGCCCGTCGTGGCTGAGGGGCTCGGCGGCTACATCGAGCTGGCCGCCTCGATGGTCCAGCAGGCCATCAAGGACGCCCACCCGCTCTACGGGATGCGGCCGGAGTGGGTCTACGAGTGTACCTGGATCAAGTCCGGCCAGGTGAAGATCCAGGTGTTCCATCGAGAGCAGCACGACGCCAAGAAGGACCCCGAGATCCACTACGTCCTGATCCACAAGGTCTGCCGAGAGGAGGCGGCAGAGACGTGCAAGGAACTCCTTCGGCCAGGGACGGTGGTTCGCCGGCTGGCTGAGGCGTACTGGGCCGAGACCGATCCCAAGAGGGTGAGGGATTGGTTCAATCTGCATCGAAAGAGGACGATGACGAGGTGATCTGCTTACGCCCACCCAAGAAGTCGAAGAAGAGGAGGACAACGTGTTGAAAGGTGTAACCAAGGGCAAGGAGTTGCCCCCCGGCATCGTGCTCTACGGACCGACGAAGTTCGGCAAGAGCACGTTCGGGTCGGAGGCTCCGAACCCCATCTTCATCCCAACGGAGGATGGGGTCAACAACATCAAGGTGGACCAGTTCCCCAGGGTGACGACCTGGGAGGAGCTACTCAAGCGCATCGACGAGGTGCTCGCCGGAGGGCACGACTACAAGACCCTCGTGATTGACACTCTCAACGGTGCGGTTGAGTTGGCCGCTCAGTTCGTCTGCCAGACCAAGTTCGCTGGGGACTGGGGTCCCAAGGGTTTCACGAGCTACGGCTCAGGGGACCGGGCCACATCCGAGGAGATCAGGAATCTCATCACCCGTCTCTCCGACGTGAAGGCCAAGGGGATGACGGTCCTTCTGCTCTGCCATACGGGCGTGCAGACCGTCAAGAACCCGGTCGAGGGGGACTACGGCAAGTACGCCCCCGACATGCCCAGGGGCGTCTGGGCTCGCTTCGCCGCGTGGGCAGACATCACCATGCGCGGCGACTACGAGTTCATCGTGAAGAAGGGGCCGAACCCCCTGGCGGCTGGACGACCCATCGGAGACTCCACGCGGATACTCCGGTGCTCCGGGTCGGCCGCCGAGGACGCCGGGAGTCGGGTCGGCTGGGAGTTGCCGGACACCTTGCCATTCATCAAGGGCGAGGCGTGGGCCGGATTCGAGGCCGCCATCACCAAGGATCACTCCAGCATCGAGGAGTTGTCCAAGCTCCTCGCCAAGCAAACCAAGGACAAGCAAGAGGCCGCCTACACCTGGCTTGGGACCCGCAACCTTGAGCGAGCCCCCATCACCAAGGTGCGCGACCTCCTGACCCGCCTGCGAAACCTCGGCAAGACCGAGGAGAAGGAGAAGAAGTCCAATGGCTGACATCCATCCCATGGGAGTGTTCATCGCCGAGGTCCTCGACCACGGGTTCCGTGAGTCCAAGGAGAAGAAGACCCTCAGCCTCCAGATCCAGTTCCAGACCGAGCACGGCACGGTCTACGCCGATCTCTACTTCACCGAGAAGACGGTGGAGAAGACCACCGAGAAGCTCCGGGCCATCGGCTGGGAGGGCGAGGACTTCTACGAGCTTCGGGATGGCCAGGTGCTCCGTGGCAAGCGGTGCCAGATCACCGTCAAGCACGAGGTCTACGAGGGCTCGACCCGAGCCAAGGTCGAGTGGATCAACGACGAGAACTACGTCCCCGGCCTCCAGCACGACGACGAGGCCGCCGTGAAGGCGAAGATGTTCAACGCCGTCGCCAAGAGGATCAAGCGCACCGAGCCGGCCATGCCGTTCTGAGGGTGCCATGCAGACCTTCAGCACGAGTCGCATCGCCTGCTTCTTCTCCTGTCCACGCAAGTACTTCCTGCACTACGTTGTCGGCCGTCTCCCCCTCGGGGAGGCGGCTGCTCTCTCCATCGGGAAAGCCTGGCACGGCGCGATGGAGCGTTGGTGGATGGAAGGCCTCGACGCTGCCATCACCTGGCTCAACAGCAACGCGCAGGACATCGACATCTTCGACTGCGCCAAGCTCGCCGTCCTCCTGGAGTTCTACAACCCCCCACGCCCCGGTCCTATCCTGGCCGTGGAGGAGCCGTTCGTGATGAAGCTCAGGGACCCCTACACCCGTCGCACCATGCGGGGCGTGAGAATCTGTGGCATCGTGGACGGGCTGTTCGAGGACTCCATCCTGGAGCACAAGACCACCTCCGAGGACATCGAGGGATTCCCGCGCTACTGGGCGCGGCTCATCATCGACCCCCAGATCTCCAACTACTGTCTCGCCCATGGCCGGACGAAGGTCTGGTACGACGTGGTACGGAAGATCCAACTCCGTCCCAGCAAGGGTGACGAGCAAGCGGCCTCGGGACGAGGCATCACGGTCGTGGATGCCTTCATGGAGCGGTGCCGCAAGGAGGTCAGCGAGAATCTCGCCAAGTACTACCAGTTCCGGGCAGTCACCAGGACCCCGGACGAGCTGGCCGATGCTCAGCAGAACCTCTGCCAGCAGGTCGAGATGATCCGGTCCTGCCACCGGGCCGGCACCTTCCCCAAGAACGCCGATGCCTGCCGAGGCCTCTACGGCTACTGCGAGTACACCGAGGTCTGCGCCGGCTCAGCGGACATCATGGACGACACCCTCTTCAAGGACTACATCGAGCGCAACCTTGACGAACCCAAGGTGAAGGACTAGGGTAGAGACGCCCGATGGGTCGGGCGTGGAGATGTGAATGGACCTCTCAGACCAAGTAAGCGTGCCCCGGGATTCCTACCTCCACCCCGAGGTACGTGAAGACCCCCTTTGGGTGGCACCCAACCCCCAAGGGGGGCATTTTTGGAGGTGGCATGACCCATCCTAAGATTGAGGATCTTCGTCGTCGGCTCGAAGATGGAGGTCTTTCATTCGACCAAGAGGTAGACCATCGAGAGCATCTGGAGCAACTTGATAAGGAGATTGAACGGAGAAGTGCCCTATCGGAGCGGCAGCGAGCCTACGAGGACTTCCTGGCATCCCCAGAGTGGAAGAAACTCAGAAACCAGAGACTTCGGATGGATGGTTACCTGTGTGCCGGATGTGGTGGAGCTGCGACTCAGGCCCATCATGTCTGGTATCCCCGAGAGGAGCACTGGCACGAGACTCCTCTTTGGTGTCTCATTTCGCTCTGTGAATCGTGTCACCGCAAGGCCCACCAAATCTTTGACCGAGGAGTCCCGTGGGGGTCGAAGTGATCTCCCACCAAGTAGACGATGTGAAACTGGCCGTACTCCTGAGATCAGGGAAATGGAAGGGAGACGAGATTGTCTTCCAGTGTCCGTACCCTGAGAAACACCAACACGGGGATCGTACTCCATCGGCCGAGTACAACCCATCCAAGGGCGTCTGGCACTGCTTTGGGTGCGGCGCCGAGGGCACCTCATCCGACCTGGCCGCGGCGCTGCACCTGGACGTAGGCTCGGGGAATGGCGGGGACGCACCTCCCCGTGGCATCAAAAAGACGTGGGGCAGTGATCCCCTCACCGCATGGTGGGTGTACCGGGATCAGATCGGCCGCGAGCTTGGCGTAGTTGCCCGCTACGATGGTGGTGGGAAGAAGCAAGTCATCCCCTACTTCAACGTCACGGATGGAACCTGGGCACCAGGGGCACCAAAGGCACTAGGACCACTCTACGGGCTGGAGTGGCTGGCCAAGCAGCCGGACGCCACGATCATCGTCGTCGAGGGCGAGAAGTGCGCCTGCGCCCTCCAGAAGATGATGCTCCTTGGTGTGACCTCCCAAGGTGGGTCATCCTCGGCCTCCAAGGCCGACTGGCGACCCGTTGCCGGCCGGAACGTGGTGATCTGGCCCGACCACGACGAGCCGGGCCAGAAGTACGCCAAGGAGGTCATGAGCCTCTGCCAGTCGGTCGGTTGCGCCTCGGTTGTAGTCTTTGACGAGACGCAACTGAACCTCGAACCCGGCGGTGACGTGGTGGACTGGCTGGCGCTCCATCCAGAAGCGCGGCGGGCCGAGGTGGTCGCCCTTCTCGGCATCGAGGAAGGGAAGAAGTTTGGCCTGATCCGTCTGTCACTCACCGAACTTCTAGCTCTCGACGTGCCCCCGAAGGATGCCATCGTAGACCCCTGGCTCAAGACCAAGGATCTGGTGATGATCTATGCCTGGAGAGGCTCAGGTAAGACCTACTTCGGGCTCACCCTGGCCTGGAGTCTCGTCACCGGGACCGACTTTATGAAGTGGGCAGTCCCCAAGCCCAGATCCGTCCTCTATGTTGATGGGGAGATGCCGATTGAATCCTTGAAACTTCGACTCTCCAAGATCATCGCTGGCAATCAATCCCCACAACTCGCACGTCTGGACTTCATCGCGGCCGATGTGCAGGAGCGTCCTATCCCCTCCCTGGCCACCAAGGGTGGGCAGAAGCTCATCGAGGAGCATCTGTCCGCAAACCACTACGATGTCATCATGCTGGATAACGTCTCGACCCTCTGCCGGGGCACTGACGAGGAGAACTCAGCCGAGTCCTGGGTGCCGGTGCAGGAGTGGCTCCTCAGCCTCCGACGCAAAGGCTACACGGTCGAGCTGATGCACCACGCCGCCAAGGGTGGGCAGCAACGCGGAACATCCAGCCGTGAAGACGTGCTGGATACTGTTGTGTGTTTAGAACGCCCCCATGACTACGAAGATTCCGACGGCGCCCGGTTCGTCTTCCGCTTTCAGAAGAGCCGTGGCCTGGACGGGAAGTCAGTCAAACCCATCGAGGCCAAGTTGGTGGATGGTCAGGATGGCGGAGTCACATGGGGCTACAAGGACTGCAAGGAAGACCAGTCCCTACGGATCAAGGAACTCTACACCGTGGACAAGTTCTCCACCACCGAGATCGCCTCGGAACTGAAAATCAGCAAGTCAACCGTCTGCCGAGCCCTGAAAGCGGCGGGCATTTTGGTGCGGGGACGGCATGGGTAAGTTGCACGAAAACCCGTCTCGGTTGCACAGTTGCATACTAAGATATGCAACTGATGCAACCGAACTCCTGACCGCTGCAACGCAACCAAGAACCGAGGTTTTCCATGGATGAAGCAATCGCGTTAGCACTCAAGAACTTGCGAGTGCAACTGAAGATGCAACCAACGTGCAACCGAGACCCCAATTCTTGGTTGCATACCCCTGAGACTGAGGGGGTAAAAACCGAGGTCGAAAAAGAGCCAGTTAGGAACCACGTATCACACTCTTTTGAGGTTGATCCTGACCTCTTCGGCTACGCCCGACTCCTCTGCGACACGAGCCTGGCCTGGGAGGCGAAGATGGGCGTGAAGGTGGACCCCGACCTGGAGAAGCGTTTCCTGAAGACCTACCACTCCGGCAGCACCACCTCCATGCTCCGGGCCTGGATGTCAATGATGGGCGAGGCCAGCCGGCGAGCGAAGGAGAGGCCATGACCCGCCACAAGTGGGGCCGGTGGTGTCAGGAGGACAAGCCCAATAACTGCAACTACGTCGTGTTCTATCGGACCTGTACACGTTGCGGGTGGGTGCAGGTAGAATCCTACAAGTCGAAGACGTACTATGAACGTCCGTATCGGATGAACGGTACGCTCATCCGCCCCAACTGCGAGGAGAAGCCATGAGGTTCCGCCCCCGCCTAGACGCCAACCAGCAGGCCATCGTCAAGGAGCTGCTCCGACTCGGGTGCAGCGTCCAGAGCCTCGCCAGTGTAGGAGGAGGAGCCCCTGACCTCCTGGTGGGCTACCGTGGCGTCAGTTACTTGATCGAGTTGAAGGACGGGGACAAGCCTCCAAGCGCCCGGAAGCTGACCCCCAAGGAGGCGGACTGGCATGCGAAGTGGAAGGGGCAAGTGGCCATTGCCGAGAACATCAACGACGTGGTGAAGGCTATCGGACTGGAGGAGAAGACATGAAGCAAGAGAGAGTCGAAGCGTTGGCCACCATGGGCCAACAGCCAGGCTGGGAGGGGACTGCGGAGTTGGCGAGAGAGTGGCTCACCCTCCACGCCAACATCGACGAGGCCCAAGTCCAGATCTTGGAGCTGAGCAGGGAGCGTGACCGCCTCGCCATCGAGGTCGAAGCCCAGCGCGAGCGAGCAGACGACGCGGAGGAGGACATTTTGTCTCTGCGGCGTGACGAGGAGTACATCTGGCAGAAGTACCGGGACGACCGCGAGAGGGAGCGCCGGGTGGCGTGGGACATGTACGCGGCGGTAGCGGCAGCAGATATCAAGGTGGAGTTCGAGGATGCAGCCGAGTACGCCGATGGCCTCCTCGCCGAGCGCGACAAGAGGTGGCCGGTGGAAGTGCGGGATGAGCAGTACGAGAACCCACCGATCCGGTGTGGTACGTTCGAGGTGCAGCCATGAGCATCGAGCGTTGCTACATCTGTGACGAGCCTACTGGGCGTGCCGGGCGGGGAGAGGACTCGCTCTACTGTGACGAGTGCGACTCCGGGCCGTACTGTTCGGAGTGCTGGGATGAACATGAAGCTGATGGGCACCTCCGAGGCTCTGAGGTGGACCGACTCAAGCGCATCATCCGCGAGCAGGACGAGACGGTGCAGCGCGTCCTCAAGGAGCGCAATGAGGCTCTCGGCAAGCTCGCGGTGGCGCAGGCGACGATGCAGAGGGCAATCGAAACACTGCCGAGAGGCGCAGTCGGAGCCGATCTGTTCGCCGCTGTGATAACCACCGGCACCCGTGAGGCCCGGATCGTTCAGGCGGCGGAGGATCTGGATCAGCACTACGACCCCAGCAGTACCGCCACGCACGGGGCCAGGAGCCAGGATGTCGCCGCGCTCTGCGCCGCCGTCCGAGGGGAGGAGACATGAGCGACACATGCCCAGGGTGCGGAGCGGAGTGCATGGAAACGTGGGACAACGGCCTCCAGAGGGACTACCGATGCGGAGCCAGTGCGGCGCAAGGTGGATTCTACCCGTCGTGGGCATGTACCCAGCTCGTCCAGGCCAAGGAGCGGATCAAGGAGCTGGAGGCCTGGCGCGCTCGGTGGGAGCCGGTGGTGGAGGCGGCGAGGCAATTGGCAGGCGGTGTGAGGGCAGACG